GAACCACTGAAGTCGAAAGGACCAGAGTGAGTACCAGTACCTGCGAATGAAGAGTCAGCTTCATTGAACAATGCTTCTGTACCACCTTGAGTTGAGTAACGTGATTTCATTGCGAAGATCAAGCCAGTTGGCTGAGTCATTGGCTGTACGCCAGCGATATCATACGCAATAAGTTGTGGCATTGCACGACGTACCAAGCTGATCAATACTGGATCAAACTTAGCGAAACCACCAGTGTCACCATAAGAACCAACTGCGTTAGCAGGTGCAGCTTCGAAAAAGACTTCACGTTGCTTAGACATTTCACGTTCTTGGTTTTCCAAAAGAACAGCAGTAACTTCTTTACGATACATGTCCTTGATTGGAGCAGCACCTTCGTGCTCTAGCACTGGTGCCCATTTTTTAACTAGATCTTGACGAATAGTCATTTTATTTCCTTTTAATTATTTGTTGCGGTTAAGGATGCTAGTATATGCAGCCATAGCTGGGTCTAATTTCTTTTCCTCAGTTAGCTGGTCTACTGGTGCATCAGTTACAACAGATTTAATATCTGCTTGTGCCTTAGTATTGAAGTAGTTCTCACGAATAGTTTGAACTTTAACTTTGAAAGATTCTTCATCTTCGTATGAAAGTTCTTCTGCTAGACCTTTTAGTTTTTCAACTTCAGTAGCAGCAAGTCCTTCGCTAATTTCACTAACGATTTCAGCACGCTTCAAAGAGCCAAGAGTTTTGTTCATCTCGACATTTGCTGCGACTTGTTCGTTTAGTTTTTCTTCTAGTTCAGAAACTTGTTCTTCTAGAGCATTAAGTACATCGAACTTCTCTTCTGGAATATCGATATAGTGCTCTTGGAAGAGACCTTTCAAACCATGAATAAAACCTTCAACAATTTCAGACTTCATACCATGCTCAAGGGCAAGTTCATTCTGTGCAATCCACTGCTCGACAACGTAGTCGAGATATCCATCAACCTGTTCAACAAGACCCTCTTTATTCTCTTCGATTGCTACTTGCAATCTAGAATCGAATTCTTCTTCGATACGTGCTAGTTCTTCATTAACACGTGTCATTACTGCAGCTTCGAAAATAGTGGTAGCCTTCTGACGGAATTCCTCAGAAAGATCTTCACCATTCATAAGTGCATCAATATCTTCTTTAACACCTTTCACAGCGTCACCCTTGCGAACTGGAGTTTGATCTCCTGCTTCAGCAGAGCTGTTTGCTGGATTGGCTTTCTTAGCTGTAGCATTTGCTGCTTCATCTTCATCTTGTACATTGTTCTTTGCATTAGAAGGATTATCTTCTGTACCAGATGCTGGAACTGCATTAGATGATTTACGAATTGGAGTTTGATCTCCTGCTTCAGCATTACCTTTAGCAGAATTTTGACCACCTTCAGCACCTGCAAATTTTGCTTCTTCTAACTGTTTTGCACGAGACTCGGCAAGTAGTTCAGCGATTTTTTGTTCGATTGACATCGTTTTCTCCTAACTGGATAAGTTCTATATTATTTATTATTTATCTGATTTTACTCAGAAATCTTTGAAAAGCGAGAACCTTCGCTTCTTATAAGTTGCGTGAAGAAGTTTTTCTAATAAAAGATTTTGCTTCTTCAATATGTCTTTCCACAAACTTTCCATCAACGAAAACCCACTCTTTGCCCTCCATAATGCCACGTACGTAAGCATCTGGGGCAGAAGGGTCGGCAACGATGTCAGCTGCAGTGGACAGCATAAAATCGTCTTGAACAATTTGAACACCTTCGTTGTTAGACTTCAGTGATCCAAGTGCTCTACTAGAAACACCAAGATTAGCTCCGCCATCTAAAAGACCACGAGCAATCATACCCATTGGAGTTTCTAAAATTTTTGCACGACCTACATAGTTAGTACCTTCCTTTTTCAAAGAGGTAATCATGTGGGACACACGATCTAGATTAATCGATGGAGTATCAGGATGACCCAACTCTCCGTATGCACGATTAGTTTCTACTTGTTCTTTCATGTAACGACCTACTTCACGATCCATTGTACTTTCTTTGTACATACGACCATTGCGGTTTACTAATTCAGATTGAAGGAAAACACCCTCAATAAAGTATGTTTTACCTTTACCGAGACCTTTGTCTTCAACAATTAGTTTTGTTTCTTCTACGTTTTCTCTAATTAGTTTCATAGTTATACCTTGTCTGGAGAACCAGAAATAGTTGTTGAAGCACCAACACGAGTCTCGTCGTCGTATGCACCCAATGTAGCAGTTTCAACTTTAGTAGTCCAACCAGCAACTTTACGTAGAACTAGATAACCAGTTACTGGCTTAGCAGCATCATTTGTTACAACAATATCATATGTATTGTTAGTATTATCAGACCATCCATTTTGAGTGAAATCAAAGTATGGAGCATTTTCTGGTGCACAAGCAATAATATTTTTACCATTTCGCACAATACGAGTACCAGCACCAAGT